CTCTCCTGTTCTTCCAGCTGTAGTACCCACTGAGAGATACGCCAAGGTATCTGGCCCACTTCGCTGCGGCGTATTCTGGATGCTCATCTATAAACTCATATTTTTCTTCAGGTTTTACTTTTGGTTCTTGGCGAAGTAGGCCGCAGCTTTTTTTAGCATGTCACGCTCAATTTTCAGTTCCGCGTTTTCAAGCTTTAATGCTCGGTTTTCCTCTTCCAGCGTTGCAAATTGCGTTTTTTCTCCTTCTGGAGTGTACTTTTTCCTCCAGCGGTACAGCAGGCTTATATTGATCCCAAGATCACCCGCTACCTCTTTGACTGTTTTGCTGCTTGCGTAACTCAACTTAACTGCATTCTTTTTGAATTCCTCATCATATCGTTGTCTGGTTTTTGACATGGCTTTCTTCTCCTTTGCCATTTTGTTTTTATCTTACCAGACTATCCGAAATTATAGCACCGACCCTTTTATCTTACCAGACTATCCGAAATTATAGCACCGACCCCTGCACCAATCTTATGCGTCATTTTTTCACTGGCTTAGAACATCATAAAAACGGCCTTATCCGTCTCTTTCCCATCAAAAGCGTCGCATAATGGTAATTATGAGAAACAACCAGTTGCTTTCCTTGAAAAAAGTATTCGGTATACCCGGAAGTTTTCAGGGTCTTTCTCTGAAAGAGCTTCATAAAAGAGAAAAAAATAGAACTAATAAAGCCGACCCCATCTGTACGACAAAGAATATAAACTGCTGACTATTGCCATCATTCCTATGGCAGCTATTGCGACAATTGTCATGACTAGCCCTAATTCAACAGTGGATTTTCCCGTTTCATCTATTAATATGTTTTTTATCAACTCAATACACCCCCTAAAAACAAAACTGCCTGAAGGAAATTCCCTCAGACGGTTTTTCCTCTTGTTTTTATCTGGATGATTCTTTTTTTTTCATTGCAATTGTGAATAAGCCTATTAAAATTGCATAAGCAACTACAACATTTCTTCTTGATTTATGAAAAGCCCCCCGGTAATAACTGCAAGCATAGATCTAGATCCCATCGTGAACCCTCTTTTTAACCAGTTTAACCGGCTCCTTTTCTGTCTTGTAATGTTATCCAGTTTGTTTTCTCTGTTTCCTCTCCCACCAGAATTTTTACCACTTCCGGCGGAGATACTATTTCATTAATAGCTTCCTGTTCCGTCAAAGGTCTTTTTCTGTATGGCCTTTCCTCCGTGCAAGCACAATATACATCACAAGCGGCCAAAATTTGTGCCGGTAACGATGGCTCCACTCCATAGGGATACCCCCTGCCCCCCGGCCTTTCGTGGTGCTGTCGTATTATGTCTACTACAGATTCCGGTACTCCAGCTTCGTATGCCATGTTTGCGCCTGCCAAAGGATGCGCCTGCATAACGGTAAGAGCATTGGTTCCTAATTTGTGTTTTGGTTCTACATGCCAGCTAACCGGCCATTGTGACTTTTCTATATCGTGCAAAAGCGAGGCCATGAGTAAATCTCTCTCCTCCTGCCGAGATAGCATACCAGGCGGTAGCTCCGAAACTACTTGGTACACCATGCAAAAAACATACAAGGAGTGAGGCAAAACAGTTTCTAATCTTTTCGCAATTTCTTCATAGTTGTACCGCATAAAACCACCTCTTAGTTAAAACCAGAAAAAACAAAAACCCGAATTTCTTCGGGTTATATGGCTGCTATTGCGGTTTTTGCACCTACAAACAACACGGTGCAAAAACTCACTGTCATCAAACAACAAATTAAAAGTTCTTTTAAAAACATTTCAACCACCTCTTTCTTTACCCCTTAACAAGCAACTTTGAAATGGTACAGACAACCTAGTGTTATCTGTACCACCCTCTTTCCTGTGGATTTTTCTAAAACCCTTCAGCAAGAGAAATGCTTTTTTCAGTATCTAGCAGCAGTTCTCTTAATTTTTGCTCTAACCAGTAAGCAGAGTAACCCCCTTCTTCTAAAACTTCCTTGGCCAACCTATAGGATTTTTCAGCCTTTTCCAGCAGGAGATCATCGCGCTTGACCTTGCCTTTTGCAAGATCGACTTGCTCCTGCATCTGGCGGGTTGACCATTCGTTATCTGCGGCCACCGCAAGCCAAAAGTCGGGGTCGCTTGTATTGGCAGCTATGCGGTGATGCCGCCAGGACAGTGAGGGAACCCTTTTCGACTCATCAGGAAACGCTTTGAACGTCTTTGCCAATTCCCTGACCTGGGCCGCAGAACATCCTAGCCATGAAGCAGCCTTTCTAGCGGATACCCCCATTCCTTCGGTGATCGCTAGACAAACAGCCCCTTTTACCCACCTAGTATCATCTTCACTCTCCAGCTGCGATATATACAGCTGTATCAGTTCATCAAGAGTGTAAGCAGATGAACCGGGTATTTCGACCTTTATTTTGTCTGGTACAGGCCACCCTATCCGGTTGCATACTTCTTCAACAGATAACCCTTCACGCTTGGCTACAATAGCCACAAATGCTGGATATAATATCTTGCCATCGTGTGCCGCACGATGGCAGTCAAAACACAGTTGGATAAGATTTTCTTTTATATCTGACCCACCCAGGCTACGGGGCCTTATATGGTGAGGCTCCCCTGTAGCTTTTTTGCCGCAGTATTCACAGTAGTCCTTGCGGCACTCCTGAATAGTCTCTTTTGACTTTATACGGGTAGGTTTCGGTATCACTGTTGCCCCTCCTTTTTTAACATCCTAACCACCCTGAAAGTTATCGCGGGGTTACTATTTATCAATCAGAAAAAAAGCAACCCCCGACATTAGGCCGGGGGCTTATTTATATCAGGGGGGGTACGCGCGTATAGGTTAAAAAACTGCCGACACAAAATAGGCACACTACGGCTTATTGTCATTATATCACAACATATTGTTAGTTGTCAACCACGAAATGCTGTAATTATATCATCGATCATGTCTGTTTTTTCAACCGATTCACCATCCAGAATGGCATCTACCACACTCCTTTTTTTCTGCAGAGTGGATATTATTCTTTCATCAATAGTTTTTATTCCATTCACACTAGCGATTAAGCACCAAACTGTTACGCTGGATTTTTGACCGATCCTGTGGAGCCTGTCAACCGCCTGATCGAAGTCCGCTGGTCTCCAGGGATATTCTAGGAAGGCTACATTTGAGGCCGCTGTCAAGGTTAACCCAACACCTGCCGCTTCGATAGAACCGATAAATAAGCGGCAATTAGGATCGTTTTGGAACCTATCAACTTCACTCATTCTGTCTTTTGTGTCACCTGCTACAACAGCGCACCCGGGGAATTGTTTAGCGATCCTTAAAATAATATCCCGGTGATGGGCAAAGACAACTAATTTTTCTCCCGACTCTAAAAAGTCCTTTATCCAGTCTATTGCTGTATTTAGTTTTCCGTAAGCTGCAATCTGTTTTAGATAATTTATTTTAACCAATGCTTCAGCTTTTAAAGCAGCATTTAATCTTTTTCCATCATATACTCCTTTACGGACCTGTTCAGCCAACCAGGATATAAAAGTATTCTCAGCTTTTATATAAGCATCCTTGTTGGAGATTTCTATCGGAACCACAGCGTATTGTTTCGGCGGTAAATCCTTCAAAACGTCTTTCTTTAACCGGCGGATCATTACCGTGTTCTTCAATCTCTGGTTAAGTTCATCCAAATTGGATATTCCATCGAAGTTCCAAACATATCTTGGTATGCCGCCCCGGGTAATGATTTTTTTCCGGTAGCCCGCACAATATCGCTTGCCAAATTCGATATAATTGCCGAATTCATGCGGGGCCAACAGGTTAAGTAAAGGATATAATTCTATTGGCCTATTGAGTACTGGAGTTCCTGTCAAAAGGATAACGGATTCAGCATTTTTACAGAGTTTCTTGAAAGCCTTTGACCTGTTGCTCCTTGCGTTTTTTATATAATGTGCCTCATCGCCTATAACAGCTTTAGGCTTTAAGACAGGCTGCCATTCTTTAAGAATATCGTAGTTGATGATAAAGATACTCCCTTGGGTTTCTTCAGGGGTCTTACCGGACAGAGCAACAGCCTGGTTTTCAGGACAGTCCTCAAGAAATTCCTCACATTTACGGAGCCAGTTTATTTTCAGTGAAGCCGGGCATACAATAACTGCCGGTCTAAGGTCTTTGCGTGCCTGTAGATAGGCTAATGCTTGGATTGTTTTTCCCAGTCCCATCTCATCGGCAATCAGCACCCTATTTTTTTCAAGGGTGATTCTAACTCCCTCTGCCTGGTAAGGGTACAGCTTGGCTTTGAAACCTTTCAGGCTGGGCTTTGGTTTTTCGTACAATTCAAGGACGCTGGGGGATATTTTAAAACCCATCTTTGCTAGTGTCTCAACTGCAGAGGGTGAAACACGCCATCCCCGCACACCGGGGAGCCATGTTGCTCCCGGTAGGCTGCGAACAATTTCTACTATCCTTGGGCTGTATCGGAAAAAGACAACCGGCTGGCCACCATGTAGGGAAACCCTGCCTGTGATCTTTTCTAATGGTTGCGTCAATCTAATTCACCCTTTTCCGTAAACCTGCTTATCTCTTTTTGAAAATCAACCTCGATAATACCTGTTGCCCCATCCCTTTGTTTAGCAAGGATCAATTCTGTATTAGTACCTTTGTGAATTAAGAAAACAACGTCTGCATCCTGTTCGATGCTTCCAGAACCGCGAAGATCAGATAATCTTGGTCTGCCACCGCGTTTCTCTGAATCTCTTGAGAGCTGAGAGAGTGCCAAAACCGGCACATCTAATTCCCTTGCCATTAACTTTAACTGTCTCGTGATCTCAGATATTTCCTGCTCCCTTGTTTGGAATTTGCCCTCAGTCTTGAGGAGCTGTAAATAATCTATAACCACCAGATCCAATCCGATTGACTCTTTCAGTTTTGACGCTGACTCATAAACCGCATTCACGGTCTGAATAAGGTTATCGCATACAAATAGATTCATCTGCTTTATTTTATTGTGGGCTTCTTCATCCCACATGAGTTCGTCAGGCGTTTTACCTGTCAGGGAACAGGCGGCTTTTCTCACCACCTGACTGGACTTCATTTCAAGAGAATAAAACACAACCTTGGCCGACATCGACGCTTTTGCCGCTATTTGAGTTGCCAGGGACGACTTCCCCACTGAAGGTCGGCCAGCGATGACGATCAATTCTCCCCGATGCATCCCGTGTGTCCAGGCATCTATTTGAGGTAAACCATAGAGTATACCCCATTCCAGGTCATGTAACGCTTCATCAAGAAGATCGCCTGCACGAATGAGGGTGTTCTTCATTCCGATAGCCCTGTATTCCCTGATGAGTTCCTGCGTTCTGTTTAGGCTTTCGTTTACATCCCCTTTGCCCAGGAACATATCTCTCATGCAGGTATAGAGTTTTCTCATTACGCTTCTCTCTTTGACTATACGGGTACAGACTTCTATTTCTTCCGCTGTAGGGTTTCCTAAATCAGCAAGTTTGCTTTGAGATATTTTCAGCCGGTGCTTCAGCATCTCAGGCGACACACTCTCTCCGGCTTCACGGGCTTTCTGAATAAATTTGTACGCCTGCATCCAGTCTGGATCACTGAAATCGCTTGCAGTTACATTGACTGCTCTGCCCTTTAGAGCAGCCGCTATAAGAACAGTTTCAGCCTGATTATCTGATAGGGATAACCCCTTTTGGGGTCGTACAGCTAGTTGCATTTCATTCCTCCTTCTTGTAATTGTTTATAACAGCCTCCCGGAGTTATGAATCCGGGTATAGGAGGAGCTTTGTTGATCAGAAAATCCCTATAATCTTTCAGGTATCTCTCATGTTCAGCACTGACCCTTTTGGCTTCTGCTACCCTCTTTTTGTGTTCTTCAGGGTATTGTATTGAGAAATACTCAAGTTCTTCTTCGGGTTGAGATACCTCATATTCAGATTCAAACTCTTTTTTCTTCTCCCGTGCTACCTTCATCAGATAGGCAATAGGGTTCTTAGGCTTGAAACCGTTTTTTACCTGCCTGCAAAAGTTGTTTATGCTTGCTTCTGCAGCAGGGTAATCGTAAAGGTAGTACATTCTGCCCGCAATAGCATAGGCTTTCCCTGGAGGGCCATCCCATGCTTCCCGTAGAGTATCACCTAACATAGTGATCAAATCTCTGTTGGTTATCTGCGGCGTTTCCTGTATCTCTATAGATTCATTAGTGTTACTTGTGTTACTTGACCCTGTTACTTTATCCGATAAACTAGATACTTTTTCTGAAGTTGAATCTTTATCGTTAATACCTGTCCGTGTATCTCCAGGTATTATTTTCTTAAAAAGATCACATTTCCGCTCAGAAGAATCTTTTTCTTCAAAAATACCTGCCGAAGTGAGATCGTTTTCAGGAATTTGAAATGGTTCAATGCAAGAATTTTGGATGTCTGTTTCTTGTTCATTCTCTATTTGCGGCCCGCGAGTGACTATTGATGAACGAAGTGAATCAATAGTCACTCTATCTAATACTGTGTCTTTTTGATCTGAGTATTCTTGATCTGAGTATTCTTTGTCGGAAACCTGTTTCTCATCCTGATCGGAAATCTGCTTCCGGTCAGGATAGGAAACACTTTTCCTATCAGAATGTTTCCAATCTTGATCGGAAGAATATTTCCGGTCAAGAAAGGAATCTAATTTGTTAATGTAATATACATTTGTCTGCGTTAGACCGCGTCGCTTCCAGGTTATTAATCCAGCTTCTTTAAGTTCATTTAAGTAAGTTCTTACTGTTCTCTCCGTGCATCCCGCAGCTTGAGCTAGGCGGGCTTGGCCCGGAAATGTTTCTTTGTCTTGCCAGGCAAACATCAATAGTAGTGCGTATATTACTTTTGCTCCAAAACTCAAATCAGAGGTCAAGACAATATTTGGAACCGAAGTAAAGCCGCTTTTTAGCGTCGGATCTTTTAAAATCAGAGTTTTTTCATCGGGCATTATTTTTTAACCTCCTTAGAACGGTACATAGGTTGCTATTATAGGTCTTGTTTCTTTGCAAAGAGTGTATAAGTTGCTGTTATAGTCTCCATCTTCAAAATGCCTGTTTTCTTTTGAAATCCAGCCTTTTTCAATCAAAGTTGCAATAACCTTTCATTGAGGGGGGGGGATGTCACATCATAATCATTGCCATTCGCTGAGTTCTGTCTGACTTTCCGCCCCCTTTACCGACTTTTGAACAACCAATGGGATTGAAATGATCTTGGTCAATCGTTTCGATTTCTACAGGTTGCTTGCGGTATGCGTTTCTGATTGCTTGTTTCATGTCATTTGTCGTTTCAGGAGACTCCAGCACATTTTTTATACCGCTTTGGGCACATCCAAACCAGACCAGTACAGCGTCTGATGTTCCTTTTTTCTTCTTTGCGGGGAACACAAGTTTGAAGTGCATATCAAGCCAAGCTTCGACTTCCTTATCTTCTTCGATGTATTCAGGTTTGCGATTCCTATTCCGTGCCATTTGTTTTGATATGCGGTCTTTTTCTTGGCGGGCTTTTTTTCGTTCTTCAGATCGGCGCTGTTGCTCTTTTTGGTAGGCTTCAGGATCATGTTGGATGATTGCTTTTCTGACTGCAGCCGCTGAGACGCTATACAATTTGGCAATCTCAGTAAGGGTCATACCCTTCTGGTAAAAACATTCGAGATACCTTTCTGGTCTTGAAATTACTGCCAAAAAACAGTCCTCCTTTGAGATTTTTTGTAGCCGGAAGCAGCCAGTTTGTTGTATAATAACTGTAAAGAGTTATCATAATATGGTTGATGTAACATTCTGTAGTGGCTACACGACATATTATAGCAATAAGCCGTCAATTTGACAACATATAACGCCATTTAGGTGTGAGAATTTAAATAAGGAGGACAAAAATGCTTGGCAAAAGAATAAGGAATCTGCGAACGCTTTATGGCATGTCTCAGCAGAAATTGGCAGACGAACTCTCTAAACGGATAGGGAGGGAGTTGTCTGGCGATGCGATTGGGTTATATGAAAGAGAGGAAAGAAGGGTTACAAGTGACGTCCTTGAAGCGTTGGCAGATATTTTTAATTGTTCAATAGATTATCTTGTGGGGAGGAGTGATATCGAGGGGGTAGCAGATAATGATGAATTTGCTGCAGCTATAGCTGCGATGTTTCGTGCCCAGAAGACTTTATCACCTGAGGAAAAGGTCAGGTTGATGAAAGTTTTAAAAGCGGGCTGGCCAGACTTATTCAAAGACGATCATGAAGGATCTAGTAAGTCATAAGGGGATGGTTATGGTTGAAGCCACGTCAAAGATTAGTTCTTACAAGAGCTAAGAGTTTTCATAAGGATTTATTAGGTCCTCCTGTCCCGGTACATGGGATCGCGTGCAGTGTGGCACGCGTGGTGTACGTAAATGAGCCCACAATAAAAGACGCAGCTTGTTTCTATTTGTACTCAAAGAAAGACCCTTGCATATTCATAAACATGTACGCCAACCCCAACAGATTACGATATTCATTAGCACACGAGACAGCTCACGTTGTATTAAACCACTTTGAGATTCTAAGAATGTTCGCAAAAAACCACGGAATACCAATCAACGACAAAATGGATGATAAAGTCTTTTTTTGGTGCGACATTCCCCAAGCCAAACAGTTGCTCAATATTTTAGAACGCGAAGCCGAATTATTTGCTGCTGAACTATTGATGCCCACCAAATGGCTGTATAAGCCAAAAGACAAGAGAGATTTTGAGAATTTAAGAGACAGCCTGGGGGTATCAAATCAAGCACTTATATATAGACTGGATGAAACAGGAATTGTATCAAGGAATGTTATAAAAAGAATATTGAGCGGACACTCAGTTGGTGCTAGAACACCATGGTGATCAAAAAAAGCCGGGAGACTTTCCCGGCTTTTTTTGAGTTTATGCAATTTCTTTGAAATCCATTTTCTTTTTAACTTTGAAAACACAATTCAGACATTCTTCCACATCTGATAGCACGCGGAAGATAGCCCGAAGTGCTTTAACAGGATCATCATCGCTGTAATGCTTTATATACTCCCACGCATGGGCATGATACCTATGTACGTCATGGAGTTCACACATTACAGCGGCAAAGACTTCGGCTACGATTTCCTGCTCCGGGTCCTGGCCGTTTTTCAGTTCTTTGAATGTGGCGTGTACTGCATGACCCAGTTCATGAAACCAGGTCTTGATGTCATGGGTGTGCAGGACAATTTGTTTTTTGTCCTTTCCGAAGGCATAAAAACCATAACTTGTTCCGTCCCCAGGGGCATATTTAATCTCATCTACGCCGAATTCCCGTGCTATATCATGCAACGGGGGCAATTCGGGGGGAGAAAAGTCAAATTCCGGAAGGGGTTCGCCTTCTGTATCTTCATACCGAAATACTGGTATCAATCTGAAGCCAGTGATTATGGTATGCACTTCTTCTTTCTCTTCGCCGGTTTCCTCATCAACAACAATCTTTTTAACTTTTCTGGTATTAGGCGCAAGGATATGAAAAGCTTTTGCACCCTTCTTTACCTGCCTTCCGACCTTCTGCCACTGGCGATAGCCCCTGGCATCATTCGTACCGGCAAGGATCACAAGTATTTTATTTCCTAAACTCCACTTATCGCAGGGGCGCTCATACCCCGGCGGCGGAGTGATCATCGTTCTGGCGATCGCATCTGGAAGATCACCAGACTTAAACATATTAAGGATGCGATCCAGCGCATCCTTAGCCTTATTCTGATCTAGTCTCATATATTGGGGCAGACCGTTTGGCCCGCCCCATTCCCTCCTTTCAGAATGGTTTAGGCCAATAAAAAACGGCCTTAGTTTATATATTCGCTTCTCTTTTTCTTTGGGTATCTCTACCCTGCCGTCCGTGAGACCTCCCCGGGTAAAAACGCAGTCTTTCCTTCCATCTATCTGCCACATCTACACCGTAAGCTTCCGGATAGTATAGGGCTTCAGTTTGTACGGTGGACACCCTTGCCTTTGGCTATGTGCTTGGCACTATCAACCCGCACTAGGGACTTTCACCCGTTAGACTGCGCCCATGCCGGGCGCACAAAAAAACAGCCCTTTCTACAAAGTCTGTAGAAAGGGCCGCAGTGAATTTCTTAAGACTTTTGCCAATCTGCGATCTCCTCAACAGAGATCCAGTTTTCCGGAACAAACTCGGGGTAAAACATTAGATCGTATAGTCCGCCGGGGGTCAAGGTGCCCCCGTCATTTTCATAGTAGAATTCAAGCTGCTCCCTTGTCTTAGTGTGGGTTTCCAGAAACTTCACAAAGGGAGCAACCAGATCGCAATCACCGTAATGATTACAACTCCTGTTCCTGTGATCGTTCTCAATTTCCTCTGCCAGTTTTTTCAGCACTTCCAGGCAGGAAAGCTTCGGGCGAATGTCACTGTTCAATGCATGGGACTCATACCATGCAGATTCCAGTGCCTTCTCTGCTTCTTCCCGGGTTTCATAAAAGAAGACCCGGTCTGCTGCAATTTCTGCATCATCCCAGATGGCAAAGCGGCGGCCATCAGCGCAGCGGGTAATAAACCAGGTGACCAGTCCGCCGCCTTCCTCATAGATGGGATCAGATGCAGCATATACTGCATCCATGTTGCTGTAACCAAACGTTACAGCAAATTCATCAAGTTCCTCTTCCTGGCGGGGAAAAGATATCAGTTTTTTCCATCCTGAGCTGGTCAGGATGGCTTCGGTTTCCTCCCGGAAGCCCTCCGGGACCTTCTCAAGACGGCATGCAAAGTGCCCCTCTTGAATTGCTCCTTTCTCCTCGCAGAGAGAGCAGCAAGAGGGGACTACAAAATATTCTCTCCCCTCTTCCCCTTTGACACCAAAGGGGTACTCTTCTGGGGACACCTTCTCATAGTAAGGTAATTCCCCTTTGAGAACTGCCTCTTCTAATATTGCTTTCGCTCCTTTTGACATAAACATCCTCCTCCTTTTTTTTAGCCGGTTTGTACCGGCAATATTAATAAATTGTGAGCCAATAAAACTGCCTCTTCAGCCTCTTCAGCCAGCTCGAAGGCACCGGTGAAGGCCGCTGCTAAATATAGCTGTTTTCACCAAGCTCTGCGACCATCTTCTTGGTTTTCTCCAGGGTATTACGCTCCTGGTCTTTTGTAGTTACCATCAAACATTCCTCCTTATTAAGCCGGAAAACCGGCAATTTTAAGCGGGTTATCCCGCACATTAAAAAGCTATACAGAAAAAAGAAAANCCCCGGATTTATCCGGGGACTAATACTAGCGGCGAATATCACTGTTCAATGCATGGGACTCATACCATGCATTGAACAGTGCCTTCTCTGCTTCTTCCCGGGTTTCATAAAATGANACCCGGTCTGGTGCATGCAATTTCCGCGTCATCCGGGGAAAGAAAACAGCCCCTCAACCGCAGTAGGGGCTGTTTTCTTGGCAAAAGGCCCAGTGCACCCCGCTTCCGCAGGTGCAGGGCCTTTCCCCTACCCCACTTTCCTCTTCCCCTTTGACACCAAAGGAGTACTCTTCCGGGGATACCTTCTCATAGTAAGGTAATTCCCCTTTCAGTTTCAGAATTGCCTCTTCTAATATTGCTTTTCCTTCTGACATAAACATCCTCCTCCTTTTTTTTAGCCGGTTTGTACCGGCAATATTAATAAGCGGATTGAACCGCAAAAAAAGAAAAAAACTCTACAGAAAAAGTAAAAACCCGGATTTCTCCGGGTTATATACACCTTGCACAAGTCAATTCCACCTAGATCAACCCCTTTTCCTTGAAACTAGTCCAAGTGTTGTCCCCGATAATGATATGGTCTAAAACTTCAATTCCTAGTATTTCTCCTGCTTTTTTCAGACGGTTGGTAATGTCTATATCTTCATGGCTTGGTGTCGGATTGCCGCTTGGGTGATTGTGAGCCAATATAACCGCGGAGGCATTGCAAAGCAACGCAACCTTGAAAATTTCCCGCGGGTGAACCAGTGATGCATTAACTGTTCCGATTGACACTGTGTTTGCTGCCACGACATGATTTTTTGTGTCTAGCAGCAATGCTATAAATTTTTCTCTGTCGCAATCTTCAAGCATCGGCTGTAGTATGATTACTGCATCTATCGGACTATGGATTGTGGATAAATATTCCGTTTTTTTCTCCCTTACCAGCTTCAGCGATACCCAACAGAATGACATGCTATACGGTACTCACGGGCCCCCAGCGGCCCGCTTTCCCATTCCCTCCTTTTTGGGATTTGCGGCCTGCTGGGAGACCCCTTATTAAATCTTAGTAGTTACAGCACTTGGGTTTTCTTTAAGACAACTTCCGTCTCTTCGATCTCTCTAATGATCAAAGAATCCGGCGTTGTCTCTACTTTAATGGTCTTTGTTATCCGTGTAATCGCATCATCAATGCCATTGCCGTATTCAGGCGGCCATTTGGCACGACTGATGCGAACCTTCGACATAAGATGTTCCTCGAATTTTTCGACGCACTTTTTCACAGCAGGGTTTTCATCCTGATCCCTGTCAAATGCCTGTACGACTTCTTCTAGATCGAAGCTTTCCAATACAGGTATAAGGGACCTCCATGATGATACCCCCGGTGAGGCCACAAAACATGCGTCGAAAAACATTGAAGCTATATCAGCTTTTAGCGGCCCTTCCGTGACCCAGGCGGTTTTTGTACGCCTGGCGATGTTGGGATTGACAATGTGTACTGGTGTTGAATTGTCAATCCCTGAATCACGGAAACCAAAAAATAAATATTTTGGTTCGCCGCTGTCAGTCCTGATTTGCATGGCTTGGATGCGCCCCTTCTCGTCACGAAAAGGTATCAGATATCCTGGTACATAAAAGCACTCCCAGATACCGTCTTTTTCGCGGAATCCTCTCACGCCTGTAAGGTCGTGACGGGTCGCTAATTTTGATACTATTTGTTTCCGTTGTTTTGGATCATCCGGGAGTGATCTATACAGGTTTTTAACAACCTGCTTCTTTGTAAGCCCCCGCCTTTGGAGATCAAGTGCATGTCTCCTGTAGAGCGGGAGTTGGTTCAGAAAATCTTCATAGACAGCATGACGCCTGTCTATGGGGGCCTCAGGCTTCAGGTCAGGTATTTTCAATTCCTTTGGTTCCCTGAAGTCACGGACACCATCACTGTAGTGAATCTCCTTATACGCCTGACTGTATGATATGTTCCTGAGTTTTGCGTATAAAGTCAAAGGATTACCAGCCTCGCTGCACAGCTTGCAGTCCCATAATCCGGTATCCCTATTCACATACAAATGGCCGCTTTTTCTTTTGGAATCGCCGCAGAAGGGGCATAAGTAAACATCGTGATGCCCCTCCCGGCGAACAAGAGACAAATCTAATTTGGGGAGCACATGGTCTAGTATGGTTTGCCGGTACATAGTGGCCCCCCTAAAATTTGTCTCCATGTCATCCTGTTTTTTGCCCGTCTGTTGTAAGGACGGGCTATGATGACCAAGGGCATCTTGAAAAGGCTTGGGGCCTTTGGGTCATCTTCGATGACCAGAAAAGGCCCAAGCTTTTCAGCAAGCTGTACCTTTTCAGCCTGTGTTCTGCAAAAGTACACGGGGCCTTTGGGATACCCGTGCTTTTGCAGCCACCGAATTGTAACAAACCCTGCGATGGGAGGCCGCAGGGTGAAATAAGCTATGTCTTCACTTGCGCGGAGAAGGGCTTCGACACTATCGGGAATTGGTTCTACATCCCGATAGATCGCTAAGCCTTCCGGGGATGACCAAAACCCATCAGGCATAGGGGCTGGATATTTACGAATCGGTATTTTATACCGCGACAGGAGTAACTCACCTGTCGCAGCGAGAGACCCGTCAATATCTACCAAGATCATCCGCATTCCTCCTTTAGCAGGTCGAACAGCGATAGTTGACCTGCCAATTGTTTCTTCTTTCTCTTGCGACGACGCGGGACATAAATATCGATCCAAACACTAGGCTTGGGCATTTCTTCGGGTTCTTCTTCAATTTCATCTGCTAGGCCACATAGCCGAAGGGTCTCATTGGTAAGCCTTTTTTGTGTCTTACGGAGAACTTCCTGAAATTCATCCTCCGACACAGTTTCTATGTCTAAGTCCTTCGCAGCAAGCTCTGCCCATTTAATGCCTAGATCTTCATCTGCAAGGCACTCGGCTAAATCAGCCGCCAGTGCAGATGTGGTATCCCGGCCGTACTTCGCAAGCTCTGACCGATCCAACCGACCTTCGGCCATCATCGCATGGGCACGCTTCAGCATACACGCTTGGAATTGCGATACCTGCTGAGTGCCGTCTGCGATCATGTAATAAACACGGCACTCACGGGTCTGGCCGATCCGCCATGATCTTCTGGATGCCTGCCGAACAGAGTTAATGTCGTAAGACATCTGGTAGAAAATCAGCGTCGGCCAGGTTATCAAGTCCAGCCCGACTTCTACTAGACGAAGATTTGTAATGATAACTTTCACGTTTCTATCTTCGGCTTTCTGCAACCATTCAAAGCGTTTATCCGGGCTTGTATTTTGGAGTATTTCTGCTTCGATCCCTTGATCATTAAGTACCTTCTTTAGGCGTTGATTGATCCTATACCTGTCGGTGTAGAAGGTATAGATGATGCAGCCGCGATCTTCTGCAAGATTCTCTTTTACGATCCGTACTAACTCCCGCTCTTTTGCGGTGTAATAGGACGAATCGAAACCGTTGAAGCGGATTTCGTCTTCATCTACTGGAACGATTTGGCTCAAGTCCGCCCGGTCGACTGCGTTTATGGTTGCAGGTATAAACCGTGAGAACGCGCCTTTTATACCTTTTGCGTAAGCAGCTTTGCAGGCATTAAAAAGTCTGTCGTGAAAGGCTTCGTACTCTTCCTTGTGTTCTTCATCTAATTCAATGAATACCGGTATCTCTTTCAGATCAACAATAGGCAAGCTTAAGTCCTGCAGTTCGATAAATGCCGCTCTGTGCAGAAGGTGCGTTGCTACAAGTTCTGGGGCAATTCCTGGTCTTTCTTTTGGTTGGCTGGCTACCCTTTTGCGGCGGGTGACTATCCCGTCGTCCTCTTCGCGGACGCGGATAACCCGTTCCAAAACACCGTAACGTGACGCCCATTCGACCATCCCCGTCTTGTGGTCAAATCCCTGCTTTAAAAGTGAAGCGGGATCGGTACGCCACAATATTTCTTTGATACTGGTTGACATCCCGTTTAAAAGAGTTCCGGTCAGGGCTAAGGTCTTTTTGCTTGCCTTTACCATCTGGGCAAAGGCATAGCCCCTGCCGGAGTCCTGGGCTTTTGTCTGGTGCACTTCATCTGCTATGTACAGATCGAAGTGCCTTCTTAGCCGTTTTAGGATGTCAGCCGCATACCAGCGGGGACGGTTTGGGGTCTCCCCGCGGGATTTCAGTGCGGGCCTCCACAGAGGGGAATTGCAGCGCGGACATTTCTTCAACTTCGCTGGAAGATTCCAGCGGATTCTCCTTCGCGCTACTCCATTCAGGTTGAACATATCTGTTTTGTAAGGCTCGCCTGCAAACAGTGTCCAGCCTGCAGGCATCTCTTCTTCTTTCTTTACGCGGGGATCGGGAAGCCACTTCCCGCAATTCGGACAATGCCAGGCATAGTCTTTGAGAACAGCTTTCCCGCCCTCGGTTTCCCTGATGGGTTTCCAGAGTGCGGCACACCAGGGATCAGGGCCTAGTTTTGCGCGGTCTATTCCGATCAGAACAAAGCTCAGCCCGTCGGGAAGAGCACCGCTTCGCGCTCTTTTCAAATAGTTTGCCGCGTCATTTGTTGAGTTTATTATCACAACATTCGCGTCGGGAAGGGTCTCTCCGATTTCTTTGTCTGCCCACTTCGGGATGGTGATTCCCGGGGCAGAGAGGAGAATCCTGGTCGGTTTTTTACTGCGTTCATGGTACAGGACATTGCTGATACCTAAAGCAACGATGGACTTACCGGTTCCCATGTCACCGCAGAGAATGGCGGTGTTTTGCCGTTTCAGTGCTTTAACCAGGCTTTGTATCGCATGCGCCTGAATTGGGAACGGGATTCGCTCCATCACAATCGCAGGGTGAAGTTTGTCCTCATCTAAACCATGCAAAGGTTTTACATGGTTTAGTTTTTCTGCGAATACCCGGGCGTTCGCCTTCAGATATTCCTGCAGCATCATGTCCGGGTCAAAANCCCCTTCGACTGGCGATGGAGGGATCTTCAACCTTCCTTCCCGCAGGGCTTCCTGAATGGCGTTCAAGATCCTTTGCTCGTTTATAATGCCAGCATAATCGCCTTTTATGCTGGCAATGCGCCATGCTTTTAAGTTTTGCCACTGCTGGCAGTCCGGGTTCCTGACTACGGTCAGTTTTTCCAATTCAAATATTTCCTTGTAGTCTAACTCCGGCGGGACTGCAAAATTTGCGCAGACCCACGCGGTGAGGGCTTTGTCCAGGTCTCCGTCCGGTGCGATTAAAACCCGGTGCGGCTCTTTCGGCATAATAACTGCATGGCTCACATCGCCTATCCTGTCAGCGGCAACATAGGCATTTTGGCAGCTCATGTACCTTCTCTTGTCGGGCAAGGTAAGCACTATGCAGTAAGCCGTGTTTGACAAGATCATTGCCGATATTGCCTGGACAGGGCTGGGCCGGCCTGTGAAGCTGGCAGCATAAAGGCGAAGATTGTAGGCATGTCCGCCGTAGACTGCAAACTGAAGGTCGCACTCATAAGTGCGGCCCTCGCTTTCGGTGCTGATCTTATACACTTTCACCCTCCCTACTTGAGGTCAAATACACCGTCTCGTGAGAAAACACGGACGGTAGTAATGACCCTCTCTGTCTGAGTTTCTGTAATCCCTTTTTCATCGGGGACAACGGTGCTGTCAACCACCTTCTTTGACTTTCCTACAAGAAGATGGTTCCCCATACTGCCTCCAATTGCGCCTGCTGCAATAGCTACGGCTATATGAGCGGTTTTCAAAGGGAGTACCGGCGGTTTTCTATCCTGGATCTGTTTCAACCGCGGCAGCAGTTCTTCTGCCCTTTTCCAGGCTGAAGATTGTTGTAGAGCATTCATTACTTCATCTTTAGATGGTTGCGCTGGTTTGAATGTTTTAACTTCCTTGCTTGATGGGGGAATATTAAAAGCTACCCCATCATCAACATCCAATGTTGGTATTACGGCTAACTTAGATAACCATACTTTTGCCTCCTGAACTTCCTCCTGGTTCGGTCTCTTTTCCCGCCGGTAGCCGAAAACAACGATCTGCCGGTACATCGGATAGTTTTTATCGGTGAACCGATAGACTCTCAAGTTTCGGAACCGGATAGCCAATAAAAGAGCCGATTCCTTTAAGATTCTTTCCGGGATGCAGAAACCCAGGAGACCCCCCGGCTGAAGCTTTCCTTTTGAGGGGTCGGTAAGATCCCGCAAGAATACGACTTCAGCACGGTCAGACCCGTAATACATATAGGGAGGGTTTAGCCACATGAACGAAAATGCATGTGGCGTAACCATAGCATCTTCATAGGGAGAACAAATTACATGGTCAAGATGGCTTTGAGCTGACTTTGCCCTCCCTTCTTCTAACTCTATTCCATAGGAAACAACTTCTGCTCCCTGCTCCCGAAGGGCATTTGCCATTCTCTCAAGGGCAATGCCTTCTCCACAGCAGGGGTCAAGGATAGCGATTTTTGACCCTGGTTCTGCAGTAAGGCGGGAGCAGATAAGTTCTGTTTCTTCAGGCGGGGTAGGGTAAAAACCCGCCTTTTCTACCGCTGCTAGTCTTGCCATAAAACAACATCCTTTCCTTGGGAAAGGTAATGCAAATAGGCTTCTAACCCTGCAAAGTAACAGTCCTGGCATATTAGCTCTCCTGTTTCAGGATGATGGTAGATAAGCGGCTTCATCATCCCGCATGAGTGACAACAACCAATTTTTGACGTTTCACTCAACTGTTCGCACTGCGGCACAAGGCCGCAGTGCTTTCCCTCCTTTCAGGAAAGTTTGCGGCCCTGTGGCCAATCATGGTCTTGCAGGTCATTTAGTGTGTAATGCTTTGGAAACACTTATGTGTTTCCATAATGCGGCAAAGAACAGGATTGCTTTGTGCGAATTCCTCAAATTCTTGAATATNAAAAACTTGCACTTTGCCGTTGTCTATAAGGATTATCTCTTCCCCGCAAACAGTGCTAGGAAGAATGTCTGCGGGTATTATGTTTTCTAGATACCATTGCAGGCCATTTTCCTTAACATTGTTTCCGTAGAAGCCCCAGCAGGAGTCGCCATCTACAAGCTCACCATTTTCCAATGAAAACGTCATATACCCATAGACAAACCCCTGCAGATACTGGTCGTATGTTTCTACCTCCGAGCGGAGAACGGCTTCGACTTCATAAAGAAGCCGCTTTGAAACCCTTTTTACGCCGTATTCTTCACGGATGCGCGGTTTAGTGACGTAAATCCAGCCTACCTGCCCTGAATCCCAGGGACAGGAAAACGGCTCTGTGCTTATCGACAGCCCGCTGTGGTCATAAAGATACAAAGGCAGGGCGACGATATTGTCCCATCCGCCGTTGGGTTTTGCTACTTCGTGGTAAAGCCATTCATCCCACGAAGTATACAATTCGGTGTTCTGGGCTTGCTCATCTCCCAGGCAGTACCGCCTGTGCCCACACACCATTGTCCCCAGGTTGTCCCACAGCCTGGGGCTGTCCGCATACAGATCCTTTTTGATTCTAATGATCTTCATTTCGGTACTCGCGGGCCAAAAGGCCCGCTTTCCCATCACCTCCTTTTTGTGATGGTATTTGCGGGCCTATTGGCCCTGTATGGCAGGCAGTCCTGCCAGAAAATTAAGCAGATTATCCCGCAGCAAAAAATCGATCAAAAAAGGGAGCATATGCTCCCTTTAGGCAGAACGGACCTTCTTGATCCTGCTCCCGGTTTTTATGTGGTATGCGTTTACACAGAACACATACCCTGCACGGGTGCGTATGGCAACAAAAGAAGGCGTTATTTGTTCGATAATACCTTCTTTGCCATAACACTCCTTATGGCCGTGGATCTTTTGCTTCCACTCGACCTTTACTCTGTTTCCGGGCTTTAGACCCTTAAAAATACTTTCTACTTTACCATCTCCTTTCTTTTGAAGTTATGTGAACATTGTAAGGCAAATTACGATCCCCCGCCGGGGGTTCGCTCATCCCGGCGAACGGCATTTTTGTCATTAATGACAGTCTTGGCTTCAACATTCTCCGGTATCAAAAAACACCCCCTACTTTGAGACTCAAGATTAACAGCAGAAACGCCAGCGGCGTCTCCACCAGCTCCGTCCCGGTCACCACCGGCCCCTTTGGGTGCTCCAGCCACGCCAGCTTCGCCGGCAGCCGCAGCGGAGCGAAAGGCTTGACCCCCGACCTGGTGCAGCCGTCCAGCACCAGGTGGAAAAGAGAGCCTGCAAAGGCCATTAGTCCAACAACCAAGCAGTGCGGCCAGGCAGGGATGAAGGCGCGGAGATGCTGCCCTAGAGCGGCTGAAAGTAGAGCGAAAAGCACACCGGCAACAGTGCAGAACCAGACGGTGTGGGTGGCCCCACGGTGGCCAGCGAGAAGGTTCACGGTGGTTGAGATCAGAAGCGCCCTCCGCCCAATCATTGAACGCGGCTCGTCTATGTCCGGCAGGAGTCCTGCCAGCGCCCCGACGGCCATCCCGATTCCGGGAGCCCCGGCCAGGTGCCCGATCAGCGCCCCGGCGAAGGCCCCAGCCGTGGCGTGAGTCTTCCCGGTCATGCAACCTGTACCCCCTTCCTTTGGGTAGCACTCCTTCGCCCCAGGCTGTGTTTTGTGCCACTAAACACGAACGCGGTCCCCCGGGTAAAGATCAACTAGAATACGGCTGTAATCAGCAAGCTTCATGAAAACACCTCTCGAAAAAAAAGAAAAGCCCGGCACACCGCCGGGCAGTAAAATCAGCTGCACTATAGATATTCTTCAATTAAAGGGGTGGGAGGAGGTCACACATAGCGGTACTGCCCACCAAGGGGCTTTCCGCACCAGGGACAGCTTGGAAATGGCTGTCTTCTTGCGTGTATCATGCCGACCTCTATAGTGTGGCCGCATGAACACTTGATCGGACCTACCCTGCCTAACCCACGACAGGTCATGCAGTCTCTCTCATCAACATCACCGGCAGCGTCAGTATACCGCTCTGTTCCCGACCCTCCACACGAAGGGCATTTATCAGGAAGTTCCGCAAGCAATTGTTTCTGCACCTCCAGGATACGCTTGCGGTCCTGAAGCTTCTGAATTTCTTCGTCAATGCTTTGTATTTCCTTGTCGATATTAAACACTAGGCATCACTCCTGATAGGACATATAATTACTCTTCCTGTAGAGTTTTCAAAGTTAAACACTACTTAGAGAGGATACTTTTCACAATCACTCAAACTCTCCCCTTGCTCAAACAGCGCAACAATCCCAGAGATAATGAGGGGGGGGCTACCCCCACTTATCGGTGTCCCCCTGATCAACCCTGATAGGTCAGGCTAAACATTGCCTAAGTAAACATATTTCAGCTTTTTCAGAGCGATCTCTTTTGCCCTTTTCAGTGTACCGATAGGTGTAGGAGGCAGGTCGAACTTATACCGTGGGAAATAACGGGATAAATGAAGGGGGATCGATGGATCCAGAGAGGCTATCCAGTCCACAAGTGAACTGATCTCCTCTTCACTGTCATTCATCCCAGGCACCACCAAAGTGGTAATCTCCACATGACAGGACTGATGGGCAAGTTCTACAGTTCTCAAAACCGGGTCTAGCTGACCGCCGCAGGTTTTGCGGTAGAACTCATCTGTAAAGGCCTTGACATCGATATTCATCGCATCTATAAAAGGCAGCAATTCCATTAAGGGTTCCTTTTGCACAAAACCATTGGTGACTAGAACGTTTTTAAGACCCTCTTGGTGCGCCCTCTTTGCTGTATCATAGACGAACTCATACCAAACCATGGGCTCTGAATAAGTGTAGGCAATACCGATGGAACCGGACTTCTTGGCATCCAGCGCGATCCCCACCAGTTCTTCAGCTGTAACTTCTTTTGTTGGGGGATCCCCATGGGCGATCTCCCAATTCTGACAGAAGCCACAGTGGAAGTTACAACTAAAGGTGCCCACAGAAAAGATCCAAGAACCCGGGTAAAAACGATGAAGAGGCTTTTTTTCGATGGGGTCAATCCCCCAGGAAGTTAGTTGACCGTAATTCAATGTATAGAGAACCCCGTCTTGGTTCTGGCGCGCCCGGCAGATCCCTTTCTTGCCAGGCTTAATCTTGCAGTTCTGGGGGCAGAGATGGCACCAAACCAGCTGCTCATCCAGCTTTTCATAATACCTAGCTTCCTGCATCAAACCACTCCTCTTTCGGCACTTAGTCTAGTCAACTTGAGCTTTTACAAGCCCCAACCTCTATAGGTTGGGGTAGTTGACAATGCGTGTGGGTAGTCATATCGACTACCCACACTTCATCTGTAGGGCGAGTTCAACTACTCGCCCTAACCGCCTGGGCTTGCGCCCAGACTTTTTGATAACACGGCGAGCTTCAGCAAAAGCCGAAGCTCCTTTCTTTCCTTTGATGTGAGGGGCCACCAACATGGCGTCCCTCAATAATAATAGTTCTGCCCGCTGGTAAGCGGGTAAAAGGTTTCTGACCTTCACTTTTTCTGCCTCCTTTTTAGCGGGCATGTGCCCGCAAAATTTTTAAGCGGTTATTTACCGCGAAGAAAAACAAGCCCTAAAAAAAATAAACCCCGGCATTAAGCCGAGGGTTGGATATCATTATAAAAACAATGACTATCTTCCTCCTATCAAGGTTCAATTCGTACAGCTATGACTTTCACCCAGTCATAGCTTTCAACTTTTTTCTCAGCAAGTTCCCTAAGTTCATTGTCTGAAAGGTCTGGATGTTCTTCAAAGTGTTCATCCATCCATTCTTCAACTAAATCATCAAAGTCATGGGACTTGAAATATACTCTATTATTATCTTCGTTGTACCAGTATTCATCTATCTGTGCTTTTCCCCAATGTGCCATCCAGTAGGAAAATGTGTCGTCGCACACACATTCAGTAGCCACCATTGGGACTATCTCTAATTCGGGATTCTCTATAACCAGTTTAAGCAAATTAACAATATTCTCTTTTTGTTTTTTGTCCATTTTAATCCCCCTTCGGAGAAAATTTAAAATAAGGCCCCGGCACTAGACGGCCGGGGTCGTAATTACAGTTTTCAGTGTCCTTGCCAGGATGTACGGAAGGTTTCCCGCGTCTAAATAGATAAGATGCGGGTATATTATTTTGGCAAGCTCTGCACCTGTTTTATCTCCGATGAAGATGCCGATGACACCAACTCCGCTTGAAGCGACTTCCCTGACGGACTTTATGGTATCATCGACAGCTTCCCTATCGCGATATCTCAAGGCGCAGGGAGCGCCGTCTGATATGACGATCAGTATTTTATTTGTCTCAGTCCTGCATAGGAGTTCCGTTGCAGCAACTCTGATGGAAAATCCGTCTACGTTGTCTGCGCAGTCTACTTCTCTCAACATGGCTTCGATGCGTGCTTCTTTCTCGTGAAATTCTTTAAGGCGATAGTGCAGGACGTCAACTGTAAAAAAGCTTTCTGTAGTAAAACCTGTTACAGCATGAGGGATGTTCAGCCTGGAACATACCTTGTGTAGCAGCATACCGGCTTCCGCCGCGTACTTTAGGCGGGAGCCGCGCCGTCCCGGTACGCTCCAAGTCATAGACCCGCTGCAGTCTATCAGGAGATAGACCGCTAAATCGGGTTTGTCTGACGGCGCGTCCTTTCTCATAAAGATGTTAGGCTCCTTGACTGCGGTTTTCCATAAGGCTGACCTGTCAAGACGCCCTCGCGGTAAGCGCCGCCGCCGACCGCCTTTTCTGCTTTCGAGGATCTTTCTGACTTCATTTATTGTTTGCATGACGGTAAACTGGACATCCCGTTCCAGTTTTGCCTTTGTTTCCGAATAACTTTCTGTGTCTTTGAATAACAGTTGGCGCCCGTGATGTATGCCTCCCAGCGAAAACCTTTCTTTTACATCATCCTTTGTGATTTCAATTGTTTCTTCTTCAGGTACTTCATCCTTTGGAGTTGAAAGCTTCTCGGCTTCTTTCTCGCTCTTTTTCAGCAGATCGTCCATGCCTGACAGGAGGTCATCGTCTTGGTCGTCATAAGCGGGCTTAATAGGATCGCAGTATATTGGTTCGTCTGTTTCGGTAGTATCTGTTGGAAGTTCACCGGGAGCACCTGATAGGGCTTCGCGACCGTCGGGTGCGGGATTATCGCCGCGACCGTCGGGTGCGGGATTATCGCTGGGTACTTCATCGGAATCTTCATCGCCTGCAGCATCATCTGCACCACCGGGTGTCGACCCTTCTGTTTCTTTGGGCGCGTCATCACCGGATGCAGGCTTGTCAGATCCTTCGTCGGGTTCGGTTTCAGGTTCAGTGCTGTCTGGCGCAGGGTCATGGCTGTCCGGCTTTTCTTCTGTATCCGGCGGAGAAAGCCCCATCCCAATGTCTTCAGGAAAAGGCAGTTTCGGCTTTCTCCTGGGATCAAGCTCGCCTTCGGGAGAGGGTACTGGCCTGACGCTGAAAACTATCGCAGGCATCTCCAATGTGAGCGGTTCTCCGTAGTATTTTTTGTATATTTCAACGACTGCCGCGGCTTTTTTTGCTGCGTCTTCTGTTGTCTTGGAAACGCGTCCCTGATCTACATAGGGAGCGCATTCCCGGATGAAGCTTTTTTGTTTTTCGGGCAGCTCATCATGGATCCTGCCCACGACTGCATAAGCGCAGAGTTCTTGTAGGGCCTGTTCTTCCGGCGGTAAGCTCTTCCAGTTATCCCGGTTCACAAAGATATACTCATTCAAGAACCGAAACCACCTTAAAGTGCCTGGAAAAAGGTTTGCCATAGCCCTCTCTACACGGGCATCCTCGATGATATTGAGGACTTGGGCTTCAAGAGGGCCTTTGCAAAAGTCGTTCCAGGCTTTTTCATCTGTGAAAAGCAAATGGGCGCTCTCATGCGCCACAGATGCCTTTAGGGACAACCACAGTTCGCCTGGGGTACATTCGACCCCAGGGACTATGGTATTCTCTCTTTTTAGGTATATTTTCTTGAAGTCGGTGCATGGAAAGCTGTCCCATGCAACCGACAGATTATCGCGGTCTGTGAAAGACCGGGCAAGGGTTTCTAAAACAGAACGGGCTTCTTCTGTATGCATGCGACCCTCCTAGGCGAACATCGAATCAATAATCTCCTCCACCACTGAGACGGTGTATTTATCGTCCATTATTGAATCGCAGACGCATTTTATTAGCGCGTCTTTTGGATCTTTTTTGAGGTCAATGACCTCCTCAGCAGCGTCGATCAATGCCCGGATAGAAGCAGCCTCATGCGATATATCGTTATTCTCTGCCCGCTTCGCGATTTTTTTAAAAACTTCTGCGTAGATCCTTGCTATATCCCTTTTTATTCCCGTTTGCCTTACAATGACTTCTTCTACGGTAGATTGTGGCGGGTAAGGAACCCGTATGCACAGAAACCGGCTTTTAAAGGCGTCGTTCATCTGTTTCGTGCCTGCGTACTCGGGCGGGTTTACGCAGGCAATCATCCTAAAAGAGGGATGAGGCTTTATGCTGCCCAGCCCAGGCACGGGCAGCACGCGGTTCTGGTCTAATAAAGGGTGCATCATAGAAGTAATGTCACCCTTCACCATGTTGAGCTCCTCGAATATGAGAAGCTCACCGTTTTGAACCGCCTGAAGGAGCAACCCTGGCTGATGAACGATCTGCTGACGGCCTTCTTCATCATAGGTTATTGTGGGGCCGCCAATTAGCCAGTCAGCAGATACCTCATCATTGCCGCCTATTAATGTTGTTGGCAGCATAAGGATATGCGCCGCTGTAGCGGCTAAAGTTGACTTGCCGGTCGATTTGTGTCCTATCAGCAGGACCGGTCTCCATGCTAAAGAATCCCGGCCCGCCAGAAGGGCGCGGATTGTCCTGATAAGTTCATCTTCTATGGGTATATACCCTGTAGGTTCAGGCACGCGCTTTAGTTGATCTTCAGTGAGGATCTCCTTTTGGCGCTCCCTGAACGCCAGGATCTTTTCTAAAAGCGGAGTTGGGAATATATACCCACAGAGTTCATCTGTCTCAGTTGATTCTGTTTTATCTGTTTCTGTCTCATTTATATCGCCTACTTCGTCTTTTTCTGTAATGTTTGTTGCATTAAGAAGCCGGAAATCACCCGGTTTGGAAAAAACCTGCTGGGTGATATCTTCAACTTCCTCCGCTTCAGGAGCTTCTGCAATGGAATTTACCGTTACTGGGTATGACTGCTTGTAGCCCTTGAACCTTGACAGCGCATCAAGGGCAGCAGCCATGTGCCAGCAGGGCCTTCCGTTTTCTGCGGCTTTGCATTTATGTGTTATTGTCGCCGTGTCCAGGGTTATAGATACAAGGTATCTATATTTACGCTTTCCTGAAGGCGACGAAATTTCAAGAATAAGGGCGTCGGCAGTTTTGCCGACACCCTTGATCAGATGTTGTTGGGCAACATATCTGTCGTAGTTGCCCAGCATAACTTTTACATCCATATTTATTCCCCCTTAGAGGGTCTTAACGCGGAAGGTCATTCCGCGTTCAATCACTTTCAAACCGGGTACGGCTTCGCCTGTATCGGGGTCAATGCCCATGCTGTTCTCATATTTGAGTATCTTTTTTAGACCGGCCCAGTCCAGTTCTTTTTTGGTGATGACAAATTCGGGCCGGTTCTGTTCAACCCAGGAAAGCATTGTTTCAACATCGCGTTGAAACTCCGGCTGAGCCTTGCGGGCTTCTAACCTGCCGGATGGCAGTTTGATAGTTTTTGCCTTCGGGTTCTCTTTGAGTATTTGCTGATGATATTCGATCAGCAAATATTCAAAAAAAGATATGCTCTTCTGGATAGATTCAGTCTGGTCGTTCTTCCAGGCAGTGATTTTTTCAATCTCTGCCTGTGCAGTGGATTCGATCTCTTCTTGTTCACGCATAAGGCGGGAGATTTGGCGCAGGCACCACTCCGCCTGTTCCTTATCTTTGACCCGGAAACGCTCTTTTTGTTCCGGGGTCTCCGGAAGTTCTTCGGGAAGGTCTTCCATAAGTTCACTCAGTTCCGGAAACGGATTGATTAACAATTCCTCAATCGCCATAAAAAATATAGCTGCAGCCCCCCTACCGGGGCCGCAGCATCCTCCTTTCAGATGTTTTTTGCGGCCCGGTAGGAAGCCGGTTTTTTTTAATTAATGTTTATAGTAAGCCTGCATAAATCTTGTTCTGTATTTATTTGCGGCAGCTAACTGTCTGGTCAACTGCCTAATCATTTTCTTTTGAGATACAACAAGCCGCTCCAGGCGGCGGATTTCCTGCTCATAATAAGATAGCCTTATCTGTTCAGTTGGTGACACATTTTGTCTCACAATACACAGCCTCCTCTTTGAAAAGTTCCGGCCATCCTGCACGCAGAATAGTAACCAGCCGTCTTTGTTCAAGAGGCGATAGTATGTGCGGAGCACGCATAAGAGCATTGACAATCTCAAACGCATTGCCATTATTGTATTTGAGATTAATAAACGCACTTCGATATTTGTTTGAAGAAGCAAGCTGCTTTGATAAGGTTTGTATTAGCTTTGTTTGCGCTTCGATTTGACGCTTCATCTCCGCTAACTGTAGAGCGCATGCTGCTGTGAGTTCGTTTTCATTACTAGGGTTCTTTATGTTCCCGGCAGATCCAAGAACATGGATGGGGTTTCTGGATCTTGTTTCAGCGATATTGACTATATCTGTTGCGGTGATTGGGTGCTTTGTTTTTATTGAATTTATGTCCTGCCTGATGATCCTAAACTCATTTTGCAGCTCTTTCGGCAGCTTAGGGAATATACGGGAGTACCATCTTGCTTGAATACTATTTAGTGTTCTGGTTATACCACACTCTTTCTGAATCTTATCAATCGCTGTCTTTGCTCCTTCTCTTACCGTTTGTTTCTTTTTGAGAACAGCCTCTATAATGCAGCTGGTAATTATTTTGTCTTCTTGTTTAGTGTATTTTCTTCCAGTGTATTTTTTCTGGCGTTCCTCTGGCTGAAGAACTTTATTTCTAATTCTATACCATCTATATTTTATTCCCGTGGCACCTCTTTCTCTTCCGAGCTTAGTATTGATTTCATTGGCAGCTTTGTAAAAACCCTCATAGAGTTTCTTATTTTTTTCCGTCGCCTCTAAAACACATTTTTGGATAATCTTATCCTCGTCAGGCGTATACGGCACGCTGGGTTCTCTGTACATAAATTACGGGGCGGGCCAACAGCCCGCCCCATTCCCTCCTTTCAGAATGGTTTAGGCCGTTGGCCTAGATCTATCTAGATCGCTATTTAAGCGACACTATCCAGTTTTTTCGCCCACAAGATAATGTCGCCGGTCCGCGATTCGGTCATGGTTCCTACAACGCAGACCTTTGCTCCCGGCGACAGCTGAGGAGCACTGCCGGGGGTCATCAGTATTCTCCCGTCGGCTAATTCATAGCTGAGGTATGTCCCCTTTGATGTGGGGACGGGCTTCGGAGCGGAAGCGATCTCCACCAGCAGTGGTTGGTCGGTTTCTGTCTTGCCGCCACCCTTGCTGGGAGTATCAGGACTGCTAGTAGGAGCATCGGGGCTGTCTCCTTTGCGCCTCATGGCCTCCTCAATTTCCTCCGCGGAGGCCAACCCTGATCCAATGAGGCCGTACCCCATTTTTCCTAGGGCGCGGCCTAATGAGGACGTCTCGGCGTTCTCAAGCGGAAAGTGTGCATCCACAGCCTTGCCATCAATATTGACCGTGGCAAGGGCTTCGGCCTTCCCGTGGAGCTCGGACTCAACCACCGTCACGAATGGGAAGCCTTGCGGAATTGGTTGCCCGTTCTTCATCATCTCAGCAATGTCTGAGATGTTGGTTGTAATTTTGTATTTTGCGTTCTCCTTACGATGGTCATCGCAGAACCATTTCACGCGGCCTGCAACAACCATGTAAGGGAGCTTTACCGCTATATATGTCTTATCCTTATAAACGAACACTCCCGGCGGCAGCGGGAGTTCGTCTTCATAGGGCCTCCTGTTGATGAGCAGTTCGCTCTGACTTAAGAGCATTAGGTAATCCCTGTACTCAGACGGGATTGCCCTTAAAGCTGCTTCCTGGGCAGCTTTTTCCTTCTGGCGGGCTTTCTCCGCCAGCTTTGCGATCGCAGACGCAGACATCGGCATACCTCCTCCTTATTTAAGTGCCCACCCCTACCCCTCCCCATAAAGCGAGTGCATTAGCACTTGCTTTATCTGTGGGGATTCCTTCAATAGTTTTATGGCCCTAGAACGGCGGTTCTTCGGGCCAATCAATCTCCGGAAGATCGCTGGGAACGCCTGAATCCGGAACATCTGCCGAAGTTGCTTCAGGAACGCCTGCCGGAGCGCCTTCGGTCTCCTTCTTACGGTCAAGGAAGCGCACGACATCTGCGACGATGTCGAATGACTTTCTCTGGATGCCCTCCCTGTCCGTGTATGTGGTGCCGACCTGAAGGCGTCCTTCCACCAGCACCAGCCGGCCCTTGCTGAGATTGTCGGCGACAGTCTCAGCAAGCTTTCTCCAGGTAACGACCCGGATAAAGTCTGCCTCGCGCTCTCCCTTGCCGTTTGTAAAGGGACGGTTAACGGCAAGGGTAAAAGTTGTTACCGCGATACCTGACGGTGTAACCCTCATAACAGGATCGCGGGTGAGGCGACCAATAAAAATGCATTTGTTGAAATACATAGCGCCCTCCTTAATTTAATCCGCAGACACGGCGAACGCCGTGTCTGCGGAATACCATATCCAAAATCTCGCTCGTGATCACGAGCTTCAACTTTAGCAATTTCAAGAGATTGCGACCGGGCTTGCGCCGGGGTAATGCGTAAGTCCGGTCACTCTGCTAATCATCAGATGCGGGCCAGCGCCCGGCATCCGATTATCCTCCCCTGCTCATCACGGACAGCGTCGTCCGTGATAAACACGTCTTCCCGCTCTGGCACTGCCTGAGCGGTCAGGGCGGACACGATGAAAATCGTGCCCTCCTGCGGTTCGGGAAGGTTTTCCACCTTCCCAAACCGGGTCTGATTCACCGGGACGGATATTCCGTCCACGGTGACGGTATCCACTTGCACCCGGTCAACCGTGCACCGGGCAACCTGTCCGGACGGCGGAATGGTGACTACCGGACCTTCGGGCCCTTCCGGCATCAGGTTAAGGGGGTGGGGAGTGAGATTTACGATTTTCATTATATTACCTCCTTTTAATTTAATCCGCAGACACGGCGAACGCCGCATCCGCGGAAAATTGCGTTTAAAACTTCCTCTGGGAGGTCGAAAGCAGCGACCTCCAGATAGCCGGGGTATTCACCAACTATGTTGATAGAATACCCCCTCTTTTTTGTTCTTTCTAACCTCCTGGCAACCGCCTTTTCTCTACGGTTGCCGACATAAAGGTAGTAAACCATTGTTTGCGGCACAGACGGGCCCCCGGCAGGCCCGCTGTACCATCCTCCTTTCATAATTTTTTGTTTGAAGGTTGGTATATGAGCCTCCGGATGGCCCCGTTAAAGCGGAAAGATCCTCCGCTGAAACGCTATAAGCAGTTGAACTGCAAGAAAAATAGCCTTCAGAAAATAAACAACCCGGACATCTGAACAGAGAAGGAGGGAAACTGTTCAGACAGTCCGGGCTATATGGCGCAGGAAAGGAGGTAACTGCGCCAATGGTAAATGTCTATTAATTTTAGTGTATCAATAACCATATCATGGGTTCAAGTGGTATTATTGGAATATATTTAACTTTACTGGATATAATTTATCTTTATATATGTAAAATGCTTCTGAAATGTCTTTTTCAATTAAAATATCGTATGTTGTGAATAAAGCCGGAAATGATATTGAATCTGCTGTTTTGGTGATATGATCTTTATCTTCACAAATGACTAAACAGTTTATGTCAGGCTGTGATAAGATTTTATCCCCTTTTAATAGAACAATTACGCCTGCTGAGTAATCTCCTATCTTGAGGATTCCCTGGAGAGGGTATTCGGCTTCTTCAAATATGCATGGGACTTTTAAGAGGACACGGATAAATAAGTCCGCTGCGATAACTACCCTCAGGGCTTCCCTAGCATCACCTGGGACATAGGCCTTTGATCCAGCGATCCTTTCACTGACCGGCGAAAGAGTGACAATTTCTTTTTCACCAAGGGAGTATGACCAGAGAATTCCCCATCTAATGAGGGATTGTATTTTTTTAATGCCTTTCAGTTTATTAGGCCAGATATTAATAGAGTCAATGAAGGCAGCGCGGCACTGGGCTAGGATATTGATGACCTGCATTTCCCTGTCGTTGAGCTTGGGGTCTATGTTACTGCGTACAATGTTTTTAACTGGAATGATTTGCTCCGGAATACCCATATGTCAACCCCTGAAACTACCGTATATTCTTTGTTTTTCAACATCAACCCTGTGGACGAGGACTCTTACCTTGTCTCCTTTTTTGACCCTTGTGAACTTTGGATGGTGCACAAAAATATCTACTCCTGGTTCAAGGTTTACGAAAATCCCCTTGTCGATCACTCCTGATACTGTGCCGGAATAAATACCGCCTTTGACATACCTTTTGGCGCACTCCGGCCAGGGTGAGGGCTGTGCCTGTTTAAATGATACTTCGACTTGTTCGTTTTCTTTATCTACGCTCAATATTTTTACTTGATAGGTTTTGCCGCGCTCTAAGATGTTTCGGGCATCTTCTACCCAACCCCAGGCGATTTCTGACGCACCAACTCTTGTTTCGATGCCGCCAATGTCAACTACTGCACTCTTAGGATATACTTCTCTGACTGTGCCAGGGACGATTTCTCCTTCTTTTAGACGTTCCCATGTGTGGGAAGCCATAATTTCCAGTGCCCGTTTTCTGGATGCCAGAAATAATTTGCTTTTCTTGTCTACCGCAAGAATTAGTATCCAGACAGGCAGTCCTATAACTCTATTTTCTAGGCTTCTCAGTATTTTTCTCTTTTCAATGTCAGAGAGTTTATCAATCTCCGCAATGTCCTGCGGGAAACCATTGATGCCGGACTCATTCGCAGGAATGATCCCTGTCACGGTGTTGTAGTGGACTTGGATGCAGGGAATGTCCTTGCCTTGGATTGGGTGATTTCTCACCCCCTTAGCTTCAACCTGGAGTATGGTCTTATTCTGAAACGCTGCGTATATCTCCGGCCAGCATTCCTCCTGCGTTACGATCTGGCCATCATAGCCTTCTGTAACAAGCTGCAAATTATCACCTCCAGAAAATACAAAAACCTTCCTTCTTAGAAGGTTCATGGTGCGCACGCGCGTACGGGTTAAAAAAATGCCGACACAAAATAGGCACACTACGGCTTAATGTTAGTTTATCACGTCTGCGTGTTGCTGTCAAGTTAAAAAGAGCAGAAAAAGTAAAAAGCCCCTCCCGAAGGAGGGGCAGTATTCTTCCCCGTGTGTAACAGACAGGTTGCAAACAATCATCGGGCTCCAATCCCATAAAAACTCGTCTAATCTATCCTGGTTCCAATCCTTCTTTGGTTTTCCAAGTTCCAATCCTCTATAGCTGCTTCAGAAACTTCATATAACATTAAGACCTCAAGGGCCGCTGCTTATGTTCCAATCCTCTATAGCTACTTCAGAAACTCCCCTGAGCTGCTGTTTTATTGCCTGAAAGTGGAACAAGTTCCAATCCTCTATAGCTACTTCAGAAACACAAGACGGTCTTGTCATCCTCTCGGCGTTCCAATCCTCTATAGCTGCTTCAGAAACGCTGTAGTATAATAGTGACAGAATGTATAAAAACTGAGTTCCAATCCTCTATAGCTACTTCAGAAACCTCCTATTCCTTCCGCACCAAATATTTTTCTCACTAGTTCCAATCCTCTATAGCTACTTCAGAAACCCTATGACGATTGGTCCTGAGTTATATGAATCTCTGTTCCAATCCTCTATAGCTACTTCAGAAACCAATTTTAAAGATTAGGAATCATGCTACATTTGTGTTTCCGACTATGATTTTGTGTCGTCGATCCGCAGTAGCGTAAAATCTCCTGGTGATCGACGGCACAAAATATATTATTGGATTGTCCGGTCCCGCCTTCCCATTAGGGAGTCCAGACCGGAGGCTTCCCGCCTAAGCGGAGGCTTGGTGAGCGTTACCCCGCTGCCGAAGACCCTGGGGCACTTCTCACCCACGGGTGCCGAATCACCCGGAAAATCTATATTCAATTTTCAAGGTTTCTCTGGAACACCAACAGCAATATTTTTCGCTGTGTTATATTCCATATCTATTTTAGCATTGCAATCCGGATTTTTGCAAGTGAGAAACTTAATATTTCCCTCAACATTTTCCGGATGACTATATCCACATTTTGAGCAGGTGTAAGTTGCCTTGTTTCTGTCAACCATCTCAACCCTAATTCCCCGCTCTTCAGCCTTGTAGCGGATCTTCTCAATTAAATCTCCCCACGGCCAGGTTTTGAAACACCCTTCAGTTTTAGCACCAGACATATCCGCCAATTTTAATACTCCACAGCGGTTACCCTCTGCTATTTGCACGATCCGTTTAGAGTATTTATGATTTATGGCGTCTCGGATATTTGTCGCTTTGCCTCTGGCCGCTTCTGTGGCCTTCAAACGGCGCACTCTGCCTTTCCCTTTTGCCGGTGCTGTTCTCTGGATGTCTCTCCGTCGGGCTGTTATAGCAGCAATTTTCTTCTCCGCTGCCTCAATCTCTCCAGCAGGAATACTCCCGCGCTTTTGCGAATGAGAAAAAGCCCAGTACAGCGCTTCACCACTACCGAAATTTACTCCCATAGAACGGTTTCCATCCAGTCTATCTGACACTTCCGGCTCAAAGGAATAGGAAATAATACAGAACCACTTTCTTTTTCTCTTGTTCTGGACGATCTGCATTGCACCTTGTTTATAGGTACCGTCCATGATTCGCCGGAAAATAGCCTTTTTTGATGCGTCTCCGCCGTCCAAGAGAAGCAGAAATCTTCCCTTTTCTGCCTCACGGCTGAGCAGAGTTACCTCTACCCGGTACTCCGGCTTTTTTCCCTCCACTACATCCAAACGATAGTTGGAGTTTGCTACCTGGATCGGCGTACCTAGCCTAAAAGAAGGGACGGACTTTTGTAGCTGCATGACCGCCTTGATGTCGTTTTTCCATCTATTCATAGCAAATTGATTTGTTTGGCTGGTGTTGTTTGATGCCATCAATGGATAGATTTCCCGCAGTCGGTGATAAACAATATTTCTGAAGCTCATCCCATAGAGATTTTTATCCCTCGGATATTTTCCGTGTTCTGATTTATATTGCAACCGTTTGTTATGATGCTCCCAGTACAGCTGTATTGCCGCATTGCACATCTTTGTGGTGTAGTAAGATAAGTCACGGAGTATTTGCCCGAATTCATCCCAATCTGCATCCAGCGGTTTGATAATTTGAAAGCGAGTCGCTTTAGTTATCACAGCATATCCCTACTCTCCAAAAACCGCCTTGCCTCTTCTGCTGGGATGGCCCACTGCTCCTGGGAACTGGCTTCCCTAGGTACCTTTCTTGCTCGGATCTCACCTGACTGGCACAATTGCCGGATGCGTTTGTCTGTCAGATCAGAAAGGAGTGCTAACTGGTAGGTGTCGAGGTCATGTCCTCCTTCCAATGCGTCGCGTGCCTGGCATATCTTTACCATCGTGCCCAGCGGTGTTTCCCACCAATCAGAGGGAATTTCATAAGTACCAGCTCCCACCGGTGCCCATAATAATTCACAGAGATCTTGAATGATTTCATGAAGTTCATCCGGCCGAGGTTTTACTCCCCTGGCGTAATCCCAAACCCTTTTGAGTTCCCGTGCAAGAGGAAAGGGCTGTTTGCCGGTACCGTCCAGGTTAGAAACTGGCGTTGGTTCCAGCTTGTATTTTGGATCAATGCCGGATAACCTCATGCACCAAAACCGAACTTGGGCTAAAAGTGCAGCCATTTCCCTGTCAAACAATGTGTCTGTCATTTCACTGATTTTCATTTATATCTCATCCTCCTTGATTTTTTTCAGAATAACAAAAAAGCCGGGTGGATACGATCCATAAAGGACCACATCCACCCGGCGGTGGTATGCGCCGGGGAACTTATTTAGAGGTGGTTCCCAGCACCTTCCTCACCGCTTGCCGCAGTGAGGAGATATTTGTTTTCTTCCTAAGAAACCCGTCCGCAACGCGGACCAGGTTCTCATATTCTGCCCGGTTGCGTGCCAGGGACAAAATAGCCCTGCCTGTGATAATAGGATCGACATCTTCGATAGCCTTTAGGACGGCATCTTCGGCATCGCCGAAGTAAAAGCCGTCAAGAAATTCCAAGGCCTTCTTCGTGAAGTCTGCGTCTGGTTCCTTCTCGGGAGCATAAGCAAGCATCCCGTCCGGCTCAGGCGCAATACCCCCAGCAAGCGACAGCACTATATGTTCGGCCTGTCGCTCTTTTTGGTAATGGTCCGTACCGAACCCGCCATAACAGCCCGTGGCTAGGTAGGTGACGAGACCGGCGTAAGAACAAATATCAATCGTTTTAGCATTCGGGAATTTGGTCTTGGCATACCAAAGAGCGGCAGCCAGAACATGATCCGAAGGTATGCCTTCATGTTGATCATCCTGTGTGGGGAAAACCCCACCAAAAGAGTTTTCTTTGCACCAGTTTTCCAACTCCTCTGGACCTGGTGCTCCAAAATAGTCCAGAGCAGCCTTTTTATTAATAAGTTCCACGGTTCATCCCTCCTTTCTCCCGCAAGCCGGAAACCGTGGGACCGACGCGGGAGTGTGGTTTTTTGAGGCAGGTAACCGCACCACTGCAGCCGTTCCACTCACTGACGCTGCAGTTGGCCTGGCGCCTCATTCCAAGCCGGTGCGGGACTGCTCCTAGGCTTCTAAGGGGTGCTTAGCAAACCCCCTACCTAGTATGCATGGCTTTTCGCCGCTTCCCCAAAGGGCAGTCAACCTTTGGTTTCACGGCTTAGCCGGGGAGACACGGCACGCCTCGCATCCTGTTCCTCACGGATTCTTGGGTCTCCCGGGCACCCACCCTGTCGCATATGACGAACAGGCCAGGCCACCCCCGCATCCGATTATGCCTTTTTTTTGGTGTGCAGGCCCCTTCGCAGCAAGGTTCTAGACCTTGGACTGGTTCTTATTCGGTGGCACACCTCGGCACCGATAACTCAACCATCAATTCACCTCCACAGCTTTAGCCGTGGGGTCTATGACCTCCTGATAACCCGGAGCTTGCTCTCCGTTTTTTCGCCGCTCTTGACCTCCCAAGAGAAGGAGTCAAACTCCTCCTCCAGGAGCCACTCATCAGAAGGAGCGGACTCGCGAGCTTCCTGAAAACGGCGCTCCAGCTCTTGCAGAACCCGGTAGAGAAAATTTCTCACCGGTTCGATGAAATCACTATAGTCCGGCCGGGCGCCGGGTCTCCACGGGAGACGCACTGCCCACCAAGTGTTTGGTAGCGTCAGGCTACCATGAGAGGCCCAGTTCCTCTCACTGCCTTTCAGGGTTTCCCCGATAGGGCAGTCGCTGCAAACACTATGGACGCTACCCAACAGAGAGTCGTCCTCTATCTTTTTTTCATTTTTTCCGTAAAGTCGTTCTGCGAGGAGCAGAACGACATTTGAATTTGGGCATTCAGGAAGGGTAACCCTTCCTCCTGCCTCAACCCCCCGGATGCAGTAACTAATTTTTCTGCAAATACCGAGGCTTTCCGCCTCTTCCATTTCTTTTGGGGAGAAGTGTATCCCCCACTCCATCCGGGGGCGCCAGCGTCCCCTGGGTTTATCATGTATTTTCCACCACGCCTTCACTTTCTACCACCTCCTTATTGCCCCTGCCGGAAAGTGAAGGCAAAACCGTCGGGGCAAATATTTTTTACCGCCGGATAACCCGTATAGGTCGGGGTCCAGCGGACTTGGGCACAGAAGTATCCGACATCTTAAGGCACCATTCCAGGATATATGCCAGATCCTGTGCAGTTTGGTACCCGAGAACATCATCCATCGAATCACGATATTCTCGGGTCACGAAATTTCCTCTGTTGTCTTTAATTGCTACCTCTACCGTACCGGGAGAGGCATAATAGCCTCTTCCCTGGCCGATAGAAACATAGAACTTTCCTACCTGCAGGGTGATGTTCCTCATGGATATCACCCACAGAGGTAACGACCCTTGACGAGCACCTTTCCGGGGTCGTCCTCGATGTAAAAATCCCCGGTTTTCTGGTGCTCATCAATTGCACCAAGGGCCCTCTCCAGGTCGTAAAACTTCATGCAATCCACTCCCCTAATCCCGTCAGGCTGGCAGATTGTCCGGCCACCAGCCTGACACCAGACTTTTAGCGCACCGCCAGCCGGGTCGCGGATGGTGAGTAAGATATCCTCACCCTCCTGCCGTTCGGTCACGGAAAAGCCGCGCCGGCGGGCTTCCAGTTTCGCTTTTTCGGCGGCATATAACTGAAGCAGTTTGCCGCCGTTTTCGCCGAGGTACTGGGCGACATGCCCACCGTACCAGTCGGCGGCGAGCCGATAACTACCATCCGCCTGCTTTTCCAGGGCGGCATCGTATTTCCCTGGCAGACGGATGACGACCTCCTTTCGCTGAGTGCCATAGTAATAGCGGCACTCAGCGTTCTCCATGATCTCTCCACCACAGCGGGCAACGGCAGCCCGCAGGGCTTCGAGATCACGGATCTCCGCACTGACACAAGTAAAATGGCTCATCTGTTCACCTCCCGGCGGATAACCCGGGAAACCCGGGCGGTATCTTTTTCCTGAACCCCGTTTGCGCACCGGGCAGCATTCTTCGCCCAGGAGCGAAGGGATTCAATCTTCCCGGCCATCCCCACTGCCATCGGGGTGATGGCCTTCGCGCCACCGATGATGTCCTCGGTGGTAACTTCCCGCTTGCCGTCATTCCAAGCTGCGAACAGCCCAGAAATGACAGCTTCTTCGATTTCCGCACCGGTAAAGTTTTCGGTAGCGGAGACGAGAGCAGGAATATCGAAGCGTTCCGGGTTACGGTGACGCTTCAAGAGTTGTACTCGGAAGATGTCTGCCCGTTCTTCTGCCGTGGGCAGATCAACGAAAAATATCTCATCGAAACGCCCTTTCCTGAGAAACTCCGGCGGCAGCTGCTCCACAGCATTCGCTGTGGCAACCACAAACACCGGCGCCTTCTTTTCCTGCATCCAGGTGAGGAATGTTCCGAACACCCGGGCAGTAACACCGGAATCAGTGCGGCCGCTGGACTGCACACCGGCGAGGCCTTTTTCCACCTCATCTAGCCAGAGAACTGCCGGCGCTACAGCTTCGGCTACTTCCAATGCCCTTCTGGTGTTTGCTTCGGATTCTCCTACAAGAGAACCGAACAGACGGCCAGCATCCAGTCGCAGAAGAGGCTTTTGCCACTGTGCGGCTAGAGCCTTAGCACAGAGTGACTTCCCGCAGCCAGGTACCCCAACTAAGAGTACACCACGTGGCGCGGGCAACCCATACTCTTGCGCTTCTGGAGAATATGCAGAAACTCGAGCGGAAAGGTAATTCTTCAATTCTGACAAACCACCAACGCTTTCCATATTGGCGTTCGGAGAATAAATCTCTAGAACGCCAGATTTTCTAACCAGTTGTTCTTTCTCGCGCGCGATAACGGGTGCAGAGAAAGAACCGGCAACTACAATGGACAGAGCAAAGGCGTTTTCTGCCTCTGTCACAGTGAGGCCCAATGCTGCTTCAATAACCGGTGTGATATCTTCAGGTACCTCTACATCGGCAGCTTTGGCCACCTGCCTCAAGAGATTTTCTAACTCTCCCCTCGTAGGCAACGGGAGAGAAATAGTGACAATTTCTCGTTCCAGTTCACGGGGTAATTCAAAATCAATACTAATGAATACATACACAATACCCCGTTGTTTTTGAACTGCGAACATATCCTTTGCAGTTCGCCAAACGTCTGGTGAACGCAAGAAAGGATGAAAATCTAAGAGAATGTAGAGAGTATTTTCTTGTAATTTGCTTGCGGCCTGTAAGGCCGTAACAGGATCTTGAATAGTAGTACGTTGATTATTTACCATAAGCCCCTGGGTCATGCTCCAGGTGGCGACTGTCATTTGAAGGGCGTTTGCCACGCGGCGGCATTCCGCAATGGCACGTCCCTCCTCAGGAGTTGTGATGGCGATAGCCGGATAACCGGCACGAATATAATTTTCCAGCAAACAATAAACCATTGTTTGCGGCACAGTCGGGCCCCCGGATGGCCCGCTGTACCATACCTCCTTTCATAATTTTTTGTTTGAAGGTTGGTATGGGCCTCCGGGTAGCCCCGTTTAAAGCGGAAAGATCCGCTGAACGCCATAAGTAGTTGAAACTGCGAAAAAATATATTAAACAAAAAAACTTTATCTCTAACAAATACCGCCCCTGTCGGTCAATACTGGCAACCGTCGGGACGGTAGATTTTCCGAAGCTTCTCCGCTTCCCTTCCGGCCCCTTTTCAGAGGACCGGAAAGGCAGGGGAGAAGCTATGCTAGCAAACTCAGGAGCTCATCCCTGCTCTTTTCCTTCTTATCCATGAGCTCCGCCACCAGCGGAACCCATTCGATAAGAACCTGAATAGCATACCAAAATTCACGGCCACGGAGTTCCTCGATTGGTCTGCCCCAGTAAGGGCCTCCGCTCATTTCGCCGTCGTAGAACCCTGGTGACTCGTCACGCGTCTGGCCGTAGTGGTACCCGTAGCGGAAGTAAATGTCAGTATACTCCCGCTTCAGGTTGTCCTGGCGTACCCGCCATACATAGACGGCGTCGCAGCGTTCGCAACCATCGCCCCAAAGATCAGGGGCAACCGGCTCCAGTATATTTTGGAGCTTCTGTACGAACTCCAGCGCCACCTCTCTTCGCTTTTTCTCGCCGTCCAGCATAGCCTGTACACGCTCGCTCAATTCCTGCAGATTCATTTTACCCTCCTTCTCCCGGGGGTTTCTCCGCCCCGGGCCTGGCGGTTAGGTCGCCACCCTAGTTATGGAGCTCTGCGCTCCAGTCTGCCCACCACCAGGAGGCGATGAGCAGGTGCAGAGCAGAACTACGGCACGTAGTATACGCCATCCTCGATGGCGGTACCGTCAACCTCGGTAGAAATGATAACGGCAGTTTCACCGTCCCTGTCACAAATCGTCCAGGCGGGATTTCCTAAATTGTCTTCCCACTTTGCGGACGCGATGATCTCGAACTCTACCCCAGGCCGGGCTTCTTTTGCGGACAGCGAATTGTATACTATCTGCAGCTCGCCGTCCTCATACTCAACCAGATACGCGGTGCTGCCTGTCGCCTGATAATAACTCAACTCACCTTTTAAGATCGCGTCCACCAACATCTCTTTCGCTTTTTCCGATAGTTTTTGAAGATCCATCTTTACCTCCTTCCCCGGGGTTTTCTCCGCCCCGGGCCTGGCGGTTAGGTCGCCACCCTAGTTATTCCTTCTAACTATATATTATCATGCTTTTCCGTGCATGTCAAGGAAATTTCTAAAGATTTTATAAAATTTTTTATCCAAAAAACCCAGTAACCATGCGGGTTTGCGGGTTTCGACAAAAGTTCCTAATTTTTTATAAAAAGAGAGATGTTAAAAATTTTCGTTTGTGTGATACAAAGCCTTTAATAGTTTTTTCCACGATTCAAACCTATGCCCCCTGACTTGCTGGTTATAAGGCTGGGTCTTGATGTAGATTTTGCTTTCTTGGCCTTTATAGAGTTTTGCGACCCGTGGATCGTCATCAATGATACCTGCTGCGTTTGGAAAGTATCTTTGTTCGGGGGGCAGGAATAGGATCTGTCCGGAAGGGAAATTATTGATCTCCAGCCATCTTACTGTGATAAAAGCTATCTCTGTTGGCCGGGCAGTGGTATATATAATGTCCATATACTCTGATATGTACTGGAGAGTTTCAACAGCTCCTGGATAAGGCTTAATTCGGAACATCAGATTTTTTGAGTGACGGAAATAAATATCCTCTGGAAGATCGGCAGGAATATACCCACCGGATATTGGTTTTAAATCGGCTATGGTGTTGTCAATGTTGACGATGATATGCATAACGATTGCCCCCAATTTAGTGCCTTTTTTTACATATATTGATTGTACTGTTTTAGTATAATTATTGGTTTGTTTCAACCCTCACCCGGCTATAAGGCCAGGTGCTACTGTTCGCTCTATAGCCCATTGTTTTCAAGGCTTTTAACGAACCATAGCAAGAAGTCTCCACCTTCTACAAGGTGGAGATGAATTGCTGGGTAATGTAATTATTGTTTCTGCAAATTAGAACTAGCTCGCTAGGATTTATTTGCTTGTACTTGTCTGACAGTTGCAGGTAGTTGCCATCTATATCCTGCACGTATACCCACTTGCCAGTAAATCCTGAAATAAACCCTATTTCACAGGCTTTTTGTTCCATAAGCCTTCCTCCTATTCCTGGCGTGTATGATAAATATTCGCTATTTGCAATATTCTTCCTTTTGTTCTTAAATAAGGGCTTTAGCTTGATTTTTTCTTCTTTTCCCTATATCTTTCTTGCCAGTACATTTGGCACTCCCTGCAGTATTTGGGAGGCCTGCGGGCGTATATTATTTTAGGCTTCAGGCCGCCGGTCATGGGCTTTCCGCAGTGGGCGCATACGCCTTTTGCGATCCGGCGCTCCTTTTTCCTGCGCATGCGGACTCTTTCCCTGCACTTGGGAGTGCAGTATTTCTGCCGGGGGTCTTCTTTGATAAAGGGTCTTCCGCACTCTATGCAGCGCGGAAGGTAAGATACGCGGACTTCACTCGGCTTGTATTCACGCCTGTTGGGATTGAGATCATAAGGCGTGATGATGCTCTTTGGCTTTTTCTTCGATATGCCGCCGCGAGGAGATGATCTTTTCTTCTCGCGGATCTCTTTTTTGAATAGAGTTTCAATTCCCTTTGTCATGCAGTTTTACTCCTAAATATTGTGTTTGTGGTTTATATTTACGACACAACGGGATGAATGTCCTTCTATAATTGGCTTTCTTTGTTTTTTAGAGATTCCTTTTGATCAGGTCTTCGATATCGGGATCGTGTTTTACCGGGAGATTCATAAGCACTTTGCTGATGTTCCGTTCGCTGTCGCCTATTTTTCTGCCGTATTTGATTATGGAGGCGGTGATCTTTCTGTAGAGCTGAGGCTTTAAATTCAACTGGATATAAATGTCAGGTAACTTTTGGCCAATAAGGAGCATTTTAAGGATTTCTGATGAGGTCAGGGAAGCCCTTTTTATTATTTTCAGGTCTGCAAGGCAGGCGATCAGCATCTGGAAGTTCTGCATCTCGCCGGATATGAAGTAGAACAGGTAAGGATGCCTTTTTAAAAGCCCTGAAACCCATTCCCTGATCTCGCGTATTTCGTATATCTCCTCGGGAACGTCGTCGAAAGCGAACAGGATTATAAGTTTGCTCCTCCCGTGTTTTTTGCACTTTTTGAATATTTTGAGAACCCTGTCTATGTGCGTGTAGTCTTTGTTTATTACTTCTTCTTTGGATATATCGACAGCTATATATTCGCATGACAGGATATCCAGTTCTGTTACCTGTTCGGTGAAGTCAAATACCATAATGATTGTCTCCTTTTAGGGATTGCATTTTTTGCACGGGTCGTAGCCGTTCTTTACGGCTTCGTCCCTTGTTTTAAAGCAAACCCTGTTGTGTTCAGCTGGCAGCGTTGAGCAGGTTGGCTTGTGAAACTTCTTTGAGTTCTTGTTTCCGATGTAGGCTTGGGCGCTGCCTGAAGGCTTGTTGTCTGATGCATTAGGCGCTCTGGGTTGGATAGCGTTACCCAGCGTCTTTACAGTCAGGGTTTTTCCGTCTGATGTGAAGATCACGGTTCCGTTAACGTCGGTTCTGTATGTTTGTATGCCTGCGGATGATAATTTGTTTAATAATTCCTTGTGCGGATGGCCGTATTGGTTTCCTGTGCCGCATGATATAACAGCGTATTTGGGAGAAATAGCCTTTAAGAAAGATGGCGTAGTAGAACTGTTGCTGCCGTGATGGCCTACTTTCAGGACGTCAGCTTTAAGGTTTGTACCTGACGCAAGCATCTCTTGTTCAGATTCGGCTTCAGCGTCTCCGGCCAGTAAAAAGGATGTATTGCCGTGCTGAATTTTTATGACCGCTGAATAGTTGTTAAGGTTGTCATAGCTTGAGCTGCAAGGAGCGATGAAGTTCGCTTTTGTTCCGTTTTGGTCGAGAATCGTTACGCCAGACTTTGCTGTGCTGACCTTTAAACCCTTTGATTTAACCGCCTGCAGGGTGTTTTCAAAGGTTTTTGTTGTATGGCTTACTTTAGGCATATAGATCTTTCCGATGTCAAAAGACCGGATGACAGCGGCCATGCCGCCGATGTGGTCGGCGTGAGGATGGGTAGCAATGAGATAGTCGATCTTTTTGATGCCTTGCTGGTTCAAATAAGAAACAACACTGTCATCGGGGCCTGCGTCTACCAGCATGTTCTGGCTGTGAAACTGAACGAGTATTGCGTCGCCCTGACCAACGTCGATGATGTGGACTTTTAACTGGCCGGATAGCGTTGTTGATTTATCTTCGTCTGCTGGTTCATCAGAAGATGCTGGCTCATCAGCATTTTGATTATTGTCAGTCTGCTCGACATCAACTGTTTCGGTTGTTGATATGGTTGGGTCTGTTGAGGTATTGCTTAAAGTATCTCCGCAGCCAAATACAAAAAATATAAGTGCTAATAATAAAAAAGGCAAAACAAAGAGCCTTTTATTTTTGAAAATGCTCATCCTTTAAATTTCCCACCATTCTATATCGTAAAGTTATTTCCTCTAATGGGAACATATATCTTTATCTAATAATAGCAAGAAGACACCCACCTCTTTAGGTGGGAGATGAATTGCTAACAAAATCTTTTAGAATTTTAATAACTAGGTTGTTAAAACTTCTATTGTCCTGCTTAGCTATTTTCTCTAGCTTTTTTTTAAGGTCTTTAGGTATTGTGATAATTGTCCTTACCTTGTCTTGTGATATAGTCATACTATCACCACCTCACTAATATTATATCACTATAACATATAGTTGACAAGGTGATAATACTATGATATAATAATTATGGTGGTGATAGTATGTTAAGAGCTTACAAAGAAATCCAAATAGATTATTCATCAACCTCGGAAGCTTCGGAGGCAATCAATATTTTATCTGAAAACTTTAAAAAAGAAGACATGTGGGCCGAAATTACTGGAGAAAATATAATTACTCTCTATATTAATCAAGTTGATTTCAATAAATTAAAGAATTTAGAATCTGGTAATAAGGTGATAAGTAAGATAATAGAAGCTATAGAAAGCATAAGAAGCTATGGAATTAAGGGAGGAAAACGTATTTTTGTAGGTTATGATAGTGAGAAGAAGGTTGTAAACAGAAAGCAAAAAGAGCGAGAAAGAGGAAAATATTTCTATGCGCAGGACCATGAATACATAAAACAGAACAACCAATTGCCAGATGAATTCATTGATAAGATAATCTGCGGTGACAGTGAGGAAGTGCTAAAGGGTTTACCTGATAACTGTATAGATTTAATTTTCACTTCTCCTCCTTATAATTTTGGACTTGAATATGATGCGCAAAAGGACGGTTATTTCTGGGATGATTATTTTGATAAACTTTTCAAAATTTTTGATGAGTGTATTAGAGTTCTGAAGTATGGTGGAAGAATTATTGTGAACATCCAACCATTATTTTCAGACTATATCCCTACTCATCACATTATTAGCAATTTTTTCATGGAACGTAAACTGATTTGGAAGGGTGAAGTAATTTGGGAGAAAAACAATTATAACTGCAAATATACTGCTTGGGGAAGCTGGAAGAGCCCATCGAATCCTTATTTAAAGTACACTTGGGAGTTTTTAGAGATATTTTGTAAAGGAACATTGAAAAAGGAGGGTAGCAAAGATAACATAGATATCTCCGCTGATGAGTTTAAAGAATGGGTCGTGGCAAAATGGGCTATTGCTCCTGAAAAAGACATGGCTAAATATGGGCATCCAGCCATGTTTTCTGAGGAATTAGCTAAAAGAGTTATCAAGCTTTTTAGTTATAAAAATGACGTAATATTAGACCCATTCAATGGAGTAGGTACAACAACTGTTGTAGCAAAAAAACTGGGTAGAAAGTTTTTGGGTATAGACATTTCAAAAGAGTATTGTGAAAAAGCTTTAGATAGAGTAAATCAAACTACTTTACCATAAAAGGATGATTGAAATGATAGAAAAAATAAGGATGATAGAAAAAATATATAAAAACAAGTATATGGTTACATGCGATAACTGCGAGACAGGACAAGATTTCGACAATTGGACAGATGTAATAGATTTTATGAATGAGGAAGGCTGGAAAAAAAGATTGATTGACGGGGAATGGAAGCATTATTGCCCGGAGTGTCAGGAGGGTTAAAAGGATGCCTAAAGCGATATTGGAGCTAGAGATGCCAGAGAGTTGCTGGCAATGTCCATGTATACAAGATAGGACAGAAACCTATAGATGGTGTGGTGTGATCGGTGGAGATTGTCCTGATCCGCCTTACGAAAAAAGAAGAGATGACTGCCCGCTGAAGCTGGTGGAGAGAGGTTAGAAATGGAGGTGAAAAACCATGACGCACAAGGTGCTATTCACGCACAGCGATAAGAATCGCGCACACATAGGCAGAGCGAAAGTACGCAAAGGAAAAGAAGTGTACCGACACCCTGAAGGACGGTATATAGTGCTGGAGTTTCAGGGGCGGTCAGGGAAGTTCAGGGAGGCTTTTTGGCCGGAGGACATTATAAAAGACAAGCTGTTTTTATGAAGGTGGGGGTTTAAATGACTCAAGAATCAAGATATTCAAAGGTTTTTGTGAAGATTTGGCACTCGAAAGACTTTAGGGCGTTGTCTGAAGAAGGCAAGATGCTCTTTCTATACCTGCTCACCTCGCCGCATCGCAATATGGGCGGGTTCTATTATCTACCATTTCCTTATCTTTGTTTTGATATAGGTCTCGATGAAAACAGAGTTGCCAGAGCCTTTGAGGAATTAGGAGATAGGGGCATGGCGGTATATGATAATGATGCTCAAGTAGTTCTCATAAAAAAATGGTTTTGCTATAACCCTATTGAGAATGAAAACCAGGCTAAAGGTCTTAACAAACAATTAGCCGAGGTGCCTAAAAGCCGGTTATTCGAGCTCTTTATTGAATGTATAAAAAAGCATTGTAAGTACACAGAAACCATTCTCAAAGGGTTTGACATACCCTTTCGAAACCCTTCCGAAACCCTTTCGAAACCCTTTGCCAAACCAGGAACAGGAACAGGAACAGGAACAGGAACAGGAACAGGAACAGGAGAAGAAGATAGTCCGAACCCTCCGGGCCCGGACGCTCCGCAGGAGCCTCAGGTGTCTATTGATGACAACAAGAATGAGCCTAAATACACAGAAGATAGCCCACCTTACCGAGCAGCAATATATTTGCGTAATCGAATACTTGAAAATAACGCCAGGGCCAGAGTGCCGTCTGAAGACCCAGAGGACAAGCTCATGCAAAAATGGGCTCAGGAGATGGATAGGCTCCACCGGATCGGTCCGCCTGGTGGAAGTCAGGGCTATAGCTGGCANGAGATNCGGGATNTAATCGACTTTTCNCAGGATGATGANTTCTGGCGAGCAAATATTCTTTCTGCTGGCAAACTGCGGGAGAAGTGCGTCCAACTTGAAAATAAAATGCGCAGAGTTGGCTTTCAATCCAGAGGACACCCGACCATGTCAAGCAATGTGGCTAATGCTCTTAAGCTGGTAGCGAAATATGAGCAAGAGGAGAGTGGTTCTCCATGACAAAAGGCGAAACAGCNAAGCTATTAGCGGTGTTNGCTGCAGCTTTTCCCAGGTTTGAGGTTGACGACATAAAGGTGCAGGTATGGCATGAGATGCTTGGGGATCTGGATTACTCATTAGCCAGCCTGGCAATAAAAAAACTCATCCTGGAAAGCACTTTTCCGCCGTCTATTGCAGAGGTACGCAAAGCCGTTGTCGAGATACAAGCTCCGGAACAGACAAACGGAACTCAGGCATGGGGCGAGGTTATCAAGGCTATCCGAAATTTTGGCCATTACCGGGAAGAAGAAGCCTTGGCCAGCNTGTCTCCAAGGACAGCATATGTGGTGAAATGCATGGGTTGGAGAGAGATATGCATGGCAGAAGAGTTAGGGGTAATTCGTGGCCACTTCCTGAAGATGTACCAGCAGGTGGCCGAGAGAGAACAAAAAGAGCAGCTACTGCCTCCAGCTATGAGAAGAGAAATAGAACAGATTGCCCAGCTTCAGCTACCGGAAAGTGATGAGCGGGATAACCTGTAAAACTGAATGGAGGGATATGGATGAGTGCAGATACATGCATATCATGCGGTGAACAGATCCCGGAAGGCAGACAGGTATGTCCGGGTTGCGAGAAACGCCAGTGGATCAAGATAACAGTACCAGGACGTCCGGTTCCTAAAGGCAGGCCCAGGTTTGGTGTACGAGGCAAAAAAGCATATGTCTACACTCCGACCGAAACAAAAGAATATGAGAAGTTGGTTGGGTGGACTGCAAAGGCACAAGGATGCCGTCTTACAGATAAACCGGTAATAGTATCACTTGACATATACACCGGGCGCAAAATGGACCTGGACAATGTTGCAAAAAGCATCTTGGACGGCTTAAATGGTGTGGCCTACAAAGACGATGATCAGGTGGTGGAGCTTCTGGTGAGGAAATTCCAGGCTAAGCATAAGACAGAGGAACGGGTGGAGATTAAGATCCTGGAAACTGATCAGAATATGGCGCTGGACGACCTGGACTTAATTAATGATATAGTGCCTGATTACAGCCTAGGAAGGAGACGTGGTCTGACAGACGAGGAAACGGAGAATAGGGCAAGAAGGGTTCTTGCATGGATTACAGATCGGATTCAACGGCATTAAGAGTTGTTAAGCTTACGAAAAGGGGGGGATTTTGTGAGGTTTAAGTGTGAGATAGATA